CAGAATACGAATTTTTGGAAGATGGAATGGATGAACCCACTTTTTTACTCGGGTTTCAGACAAATTTTGGCGGCGCAAACCTCATGTTAGTCCAAAAAAGAGACCATCTTCAGAAAATGAGGGCAATTTTAGAGAAAACTGACTACTATTCTATGTGGGATCCAGAGGTTCTAAATAAAATTAAGGGATAGCAACCCCTTTAAAAGTTCTCAAACGAACTTTTGGAGGGCAAAATGTCTAATCATCCTGTTCCCGACCATAATCGCGATATGATGCGGGAAGATTTTGGTACAGAATATCTGATCAGCGACCCCAACTCGGATAAAATCTTAAGAGAAGTTGTTGGGGATCATAAGCACGACCTAAAAAGACAGACTTTACTCCATGAAGATATTCGTAATGATGAGGATTACGACGATTGGGAGTATGGTACTGAACCAAGTTACGGAAAAGACTATAAATAATGGCGTTATGTACTGCCAATTTTGATGGCGAAGAGATCTAAGCGAGATTTTAAGGACATCTCCCTCTCATTTAAGCCTCATCCCGTCACAGGTGATGTAATGGCGATCAAAAATGAGAAGGCGATTCAGCGTTCTGTGCGAAATCTTGTGCAAACGGGTCTCACTGAGCGATTTTATAGCAATTTGGGCACTGATATTTTTGGAAGTCTGTTCGGATTTGTCGATTATGCCACTGGAGGCGTAATTGCACAACAAGTTCTTGATGTGTTAAACACTGCTGAACCCAGAATAGACAAAGTAAATGTAAATGTGGACCCCAGACCTGATGATAATGAGTTTGAGGTCCGTGTTTCTTACACAATTTCGGGAGAAAGTCCAGTAGCTCAAAATTATTCGTTCATCGTAGAGGCAACAAGGTAAAAAAATGCCCGTAAGTAACTTTACAAACCTAGATTTTAACCAAATTAGAGAGCAGATTAAGTCTTACTTAAGAGCTAACTCTGATTTTGAGTCTTTTGACTATGAAGGTTCTAACATGTCGATTCTTATCGACATTTTGGCGTATAATACTTACATTTCGGCATTCAATGCCAACATGGTTGCCAACGAAACCTTCCTGGATTCGGCAGCACTAAGAGAAAATGTCGTTTCTCTCGCAAGAAACATTGGTTATGTACCAAGATCGCGTAAATCTGCAAAAGCGATCATTGATTTTGACTTTAAATTCGATGGAAACAGTAATAGTGTTACTCTGAAGAAGGGATTACTCGTTGTAGGTAAGCAAGCTAACACTTCTTACACATTTTCTATCCCAGATGACATCACTGTAACCAGTCCTATCGATGGTGGATCCTCTACATTAGCAAATCCACCACGAACTGCAAAGTTTAGAAATATTTCCGTCTACCAAGGCACCCTTTTAAAGAAAACTTATACTGTTAATGGCAGTTTAGACCAAAGATTTATCCTCGACAACTCATTTGTTGACTCTGAGAGCATTAGAGTCTTTGTCAGGAAGTCTGGATCATCGTCTGGACTGGAATATTCTCGTGTAGACAATATTGCATCTGTCACAGGTGGGTCAAATATCTACCTCATCCAAGAAGTTAAGGATGAGAGATACGAATTACTCTTCGGTGATGGTCTTTTTGGTAAAAAGTTAGATAATGGTGATACCATCGAAGTCAGTTACATTGTAACTGATGGAAAGGATGGAAATGATGGCAAATTCTTCTCGTTCTCTGGAACGCCCGTCAGTGACGCTGGAACGCCTCTTGCCTCTTCAGTGACTCCTACCATCACAACGATCCAAACTGCCCGTGGAGGGGCAGATATCGAGCCCGTAGAGTCAATTAAGTACATCGCTCCAAGAATTTACTCATCTCAGTACAGAGCAGTTACTTCTAGAGACTATGAAGGCATTATTGCAAGCATTTTCCCAGAAGCAGAGTCAGTATCTGTTGTTGGTGGTGAAGAATTAGATCCTCCAGAGTTCGGAACAGTTGTAATTAGCGTAAAACCCAGAAATGGTACATTTTTGTCCGACTTTTCCAAAGAACAGATTTTAGCGGGTCTTAAAAAGTACTCGATTGCGGGAATTAACCAAAGAATCGTTGACCTGAAGGTCCTCTACCTAGAATTGGATGTTTATGCGTACTATAACTCTACATTGAGCAGTGATGTTGAGGGATTGAAGTCTCAAATCACAAATGTTTTATCAGAATACGGAAAATCTACTAATTTGAACGCATTTGGAGGAAGATTCCGCTATTCAGAAGCACAATGTATCGTAGATCGCGCAAATAAGGCTATTATGTCTAATATTATGCGCGTAACGATGCGGAGAGACTTAAAACCCATCTACAATGCGTTCTCTCAGTATGAATTATGCTTTGGAAACGCTTTCCATGTTAATACTAAAGGAAAAAATATTAAGAGCACAGGATTCCGCGTCAAAGATAACAATGATCTATTGTATTTCACAGATATTCCAAATGATGACTTAGAAACTGGAAATCTTGCCGTAATTAGACCATCTTCTGTTGATGGTACAGAACCAACAGTTATTATCTCTAGTGCAGGAACTATCGATTATAAAAAAGGTGAAATTTTAATCAATACAATCTATTTTACAGAATCTGAATTATCTTCAGGTATTATTGAAATTCAAGCGTATCCAGAATCCAATGATATCATCGGATTGAAGGATTTGTACTTACAATTAGATATGTCAAATAGCAAGATAAATATCGTAAGAGACACTATTTCCTCTGGCGAACAAATCTCTGGAATTGGATATAATGTCACCTCTAGCTACTCTAATGGTTCTATTATTAGACAGAAAGGATGATCGAAACATATAGCCCACTTTCAGCAAGAGTAAAAACATACCAGGTAGTAGGTGATCAACCTCCAGAGTTTGCTGTTACTGAAAATCCGCTTTTGGCGGATTTTTTGAAGCAATATTACATCTCTCAGGAATACCAAGGTGGTCCTGTAGATATTGCTGAAAATATTGATCAATATATCCGAATTGATAACTTAACTCAAGAAGTTATTGGCGGAAATGTTTCGCTGGCGTCTAGTATTAGTGCTTCTGACGATACTATCAATATTACTCCCAATACAAAGGGATATCCTCAAAGATGGGGTCTTTTAAAGATCGGTAATGAGATTATTACATATACCGACAAGACTGAGACATCTTTTACGGGATGCGTAAGAGGATTTACTGGAATTACCTCTTATGATAACAAACAACCAACAGTAGAGAGCACTGTTGCAGGATCTCATGAATCTGGAACTTCTGTACAAAATTTAAGCGTACTTTTCCTTCAGAAGTTCTATGACAAGTTAAAGGGGATGTATGCGCCTGGTTTGGAAGGCGTAGACCTCTCTCCCACTCTGGATGTTAATAATTTCATCAAAGAAGCTAGAAGTTTATACGAATCAAAGGGTACTGACCAATCCTTCAAAATTCTATTCAAAGCACTTTTTGGATTAGAACCAAAAATCAATGATCTGGAGCAATTCCTGATCAAACCCTCATATGCAAATTATTTGCGTAGAGAAGAGTTTTCAGTAGAGTTAATTTCTGGAGATCCATTCAAAGCAGTTGGTAGAACTCTCTTCCAAGACGCTGATCCCAATAATCCACTAATCCAAGCAGCTAGTGGTCCTATTTCAGAAGTTTCTAGCATTAGAGACAATTTTTATAAAATTTCAGTATTTGTTGGTTACGACGAAAACGACTTAATTACTGGTCAATTTAGAATTCCTGGAACAACCAAGAATATCGGTCAAATTGGACTAGGAGCTTCTGTTGTCACAGTAGATTCTACAATCGGATTCCCTCAAGAGGGCGCGATTGAGATTGGGAGAGCAACTGATACATTCTATCAGCAACTGAATTATACTAGCAAAACGGTTAATCAATTTATCGGAGTAACTACTACAACGATTGACATTCCATCAGCATCTGATGTCTTTGCTCCAAACACTGTTTATAGTTTTGAAGATAATGCTGGTAAAAATAAGGTTGTAATGCGTATTACGGGAGTTTTATCTAACTTCCGTACTAATGATGCTTTGTTTGGTCTGAAGAATGATTCCCAGATCAAAGTAAAGCAATTAGGAAGATATATTACTAGTCCTCAAGTTTCAAAGTCTTATAGACAAATCTTCTTTAATTCCTGGATCTATAATACTAGTACGAGATTCCAAATTGAAACTCTTAGTGGATCCACATTTACTCTTGCTGGTTCTATCGATAAATCCAGTCTAAAAGTTGGTGATGAAATTGAGTTGTTACTTAGAAATACGAATACGGTTGTAGCACCCTCGCTGAAAGTTCAGACGGTCAATACGACACAGAATTCTATTACGGTAACTGGAACCTTTACGACATCAGGAACACTTTCTTACGATATTAGAAGAAAATTAAAAAGGGCACAAAGTACATCCGCGCCTATTACTGGTGGACAACTTCAGATCACATCTGATATCACAAATGCTTACATCGTAGAAGCTGAAGACTCTGCTAGCGAAAAAGAAGAGGCATTTATTGCGTCTAACTCTTTACCATCGTACCCTATTGCCACTAATAAAATTCGCGCTACTCTTACGAATGCAAGTGCAAGTGCGTTCCAAGGATATAATAGTTTAACCAATAAATTTACAATTCTGTCCTTCCCCTCCCCAGTTCCATTTGTTACTGGAGATGAAATTGTATATCTTCCAACACCAGGAACGCAAGTTATAAATGAACTGACTAGAGCAACTTATTTTGTTGAAGTACAGGCATTAAAAAACCAGATTAAATTATACCCATCTAGATCCTTTATCGCAACCTCAGATGCGATTGAGTTTACAAAACCAAGCAATCTAACTGGCACACATGATTTTGTAAGAGCAGATCAGGGTTCTAGAAGCATCTTCCCATCAAGAACTCTGAAAAGGTTTATTCTTGAGCAAGATTTAAAGAGTGGAAAAGAGCAGCAGACTACCTCAGAAAGAACTCGTGATGGTCAAACTGGTATTCTTATCAATGGTGTAGAAATTGTAAACTACAAATCGGATAAGGTCGTTTACTATGGACCATTAACTGATTTGCAGGTTGTCAATAATGGTACAGGTTATGATGTATTAAATGCTCCTGTAATTGAAATTGAGGGTGACTTAGTAGGTGCTAGAGCAAAAGCAAATGTGATTATTGAAGGTAATCTTGTCGATATTCTGGTAGATCCCGATGACTCCGACATTAAGAAGATTTCTTCAATTATCGTTAGTGGAGGAAATGGTTCTGGCGCTATTGTAGAGGCAGACACAAATCTTCAATTTAATGAACTTCTTTTTAATGCCGCCACTACTGCAAGTGGTGGAAATATTTCTCCAGGAATTAGTCAATTTGTTTTAACTACATCGCATGGATATAAAGATGGTGATCGTATCGTTTATGACAACAATGGTAGTTCAAACATCGGCATTGCTACTACTGGATCTGCTAGTGATGATTTAACGCTGGTTAATGGCGAGTCATATTATATTCGTACACAGACTGATAAGATTTTCTATCTACACAGAAATAAAGCAGATGCTATTAGTGGTATCAATACAGTAGGTATCTCGACAGCTGCTTCTGGTTCCAACTCAGGCATTCATATCTTTAGGGATTATGAACCAAAGAGAAAATTATCCAGAATTGTTATTGTAGATCCTGGAACTAAGTATTCTAACAGAATGGTTACCGTTGGACCATCTGGAATTAGTACTATTAGAGATTATGTCGAATTTAAAGATCATGGATTCTCTGATGGAGAGGTTGTTCATTATGGTATTACTTCTACTGGTGCCACGATCAGCGGTTTAAGTACATCTAAGCAATATCAGATTTTAACTCTTAATAAAGATCAGTTTAGGGTCTGTGAATCTGGGTTTAGTACAGAAAGAACACCAGATACTACAAATTTTGATAATGGTGAATATGTTCGCTTCGATAGTAGTGGAACCGATTACCAGACATTCTTCTATCCTCCCGTAACTGTCGATGTCAATGTAATTACTGACTCTGATGTTCAGAAACAATTTACCGCCACTCCAATTGTTCGTGGAGAAATTGTTGACACGATGATGTATGATCCAGGACAAAGTTATGGATCTACAATTATTAATTTTGAAAATAATCCGAAAGTTTCCCTTAAAAAAGGCGATTTTGCACAAATTGGTCTTGTAATTTCTAACGGAAGAATTATTGATGCCTTTGTTCAGTCTAAAGGTAGTAATTATGCTGGACCACCAGAATTGGAGGTAACTACTTCAAAGACAAATGCTTCTGGAGCTAAATTGAGAGCAATTGTTGAAAATGGTCAAGTTGTCGATGTAGTAATTGTTTCTAAAGGAATTGGATATACACAAGAAACTACTGGTGTTATTGTAAGAGTCCCTGGCGAAGCTGCAACTTTTGAAACAAAGATTAGACCTTTAGTTGCAAACAAATATGTTACGAGTAACACAACAAACGGAGATTTCTTAGGACCCGTAGAGGACGGTCTTGCTATTCAATCTGTGGCATATGGCGCAACAGTCAGAAATGCTTTCGGTGATGATGGATCTAGCCATTCTCCCATCATCGGATGGGCATATGATGGAAATCCGATATATGGTCCTTATGGATTTGACAATCCAGACGACATTCAGTCGTCCTCTAGGAGACTTAGAACCTCTTATGTACTAGATACATCACGAGTTCAAAATAGACCATCTACAAGCGATTTCCCAGCAGGATTCTTTGTTGACGATTATCACTTTGATGGTAGTGGAGATCTGGATATTCATAATGGTAGATTCTGCAAAACTCCTGATTTTGAAGAGGGAGTCTATGCTTACTTTGCCACTGTCAATAATATTTTGACACCAGAGTTTCCTTATTACATTGGGGATACCTATAGAAGTTTTGCTTTGAGCGACAACATTCTTGCTGGAGCAAGAATTCGTCAAAACAGATTTGACTTTGAGAACTCTAACCTGATTAGAAATACCTTCCCATACAATATGTTTGGGGATGGAAAGACTTATGATTTTGTTTACGAACCATATAAGAGACTGCCCCAAATTGCATACCCAGACACAATTGGTAGTGGTGCAATTGAAAATATCAGAGTGTCTTCTCCTGGAACTGGTTATTCCATGAATTCCAAGGTTTATTTTAATGAAGATGGAACAGGTGGATTTGGTGCTATTGCAAAAGTAAATCTTTTAGAGGGACAGGAATTAAACTTTATTGAGACCGAATATCAAAGATATGATAATGTAGTGTTTGAATGGCGTAATGGCAAAGTTCTTGGGCATACTGATGGTACTCATGACATAAGAACTGATGACTTTATTCAGATTTCTGGATTATCTACAACAGTAACTGGTCTCGGTGGATCTAAGAAAGTAAGTTCTCCATTTTATCAGACTCAGTTAGTCAGTGGAGAATTTGTTGGATTTGTCACTGACATTCAAGTTCAATTCGTTCCTGATAATATCAGTGCAGGATCTTCTATTGGTGTTGGAACTGAGTCTGCAAGAATTTTGAATGTTTATAGAAATGATGCTACTCTAAGGATTAGAAGAAGTATCGGTGTTTCTACAAATACATCTGGAGTAGGCGTAACATATTTCTCTGATGATTTCATTGTTCCAGTAAATACACCATATTTTGATTCCGAAGTAAGTGAAAAGTTATACTTTAATCCTACAGAGTCTGTTGGATTTGGCACGACAGTTGGTGGAACAATTCAGAGAGACTATGAGTATCTTGCAAATACTAAAACGAGATCTCTGTTAGTTGGAACAATTTATCTGCAAGATCATAATATTCATACAAATGATGTTCTGTCCTTTAGTTTACCTGCAGGTGGAGCTAACATTTCGTGTGCCACATCCTCTACTTCAGCATCTTACTTCAACTTACCAGCATCTGTATATGCTGTCAGAAAAACCAAGGATACTATTGGTCTGAAGACTACAACAGACTCTGATGAAATTCTATTCATCTCTGGCGGAACTGATCAGTATGACTATCTCTTTGAAACTCAACCTGCAAATCAGGTAACTGGTAGAGTTGAAAAAATTGTCAGTACACTACAAACTGCAGAGGATCACAATTTAGAGACTGGAGACAAAATCACTCTTGAGGTAAGACCTGGAGTTGTTACTGGAATTGGAAGCACAAGTTTTGTTACTGTTAAGAAGATTGACGATTATCTGGTAATTGATCCCATTGATGTGTCTACTTCGGGAATCAATACAACTAATAATACGATCACGGTTTCCAACCATGGTCTTGTGACGGGAGACAAGGTTCTTTACTATGGTGGCAGCAACATTGCAGGTGGATTGACGCAAAGAGAATACTATGTTTATAGGGTAGATGATAATGTAATTTCCCTTACTGAAACTTTATCGCAGACAGTTGGTGTTCCTAGAGTTGTAGGAATTACCAGTATTGGTGGATCTGGTCAGTCTCTGAACAGAATTAACCCAGAACTGCGTGTCGTAAAAAATAATGATCTTAAGTTTGACTTATCTGATCCTTCTCTGGTAGGTCATAAACTTCAGTTCTTCTATGATCAAAACTTCTTTAATGATTTTGTAGGAAGTGGAAAATCTGAAACTTTTGAAGTTATTGGTCTTACAACAACTGCTACTGTCGGTGTTGCATCCACTGTTCCAGAAGATCATCCGATTGTAACATTAACATTCTCTGGCGAGAATGATAGTTTATACTACAACTTGTTTAGTGCAGGTGGTATTACTACAGCAGATACTGGAGTTAGAAATTACAACACCATTAGATATGTTGATAGCAAATACAATGGCACATATAATGTTATTGGCATTGGAAGCACCACATTTGCTGTTAATCTGACAGAAAAACCACAGTCACTTAGATATGATTCTGATGATTGGGATGTATGCAAATACACGACAAATTCTCCAACTGCGACTGGGGGAATTGCAAATGTTCTTTTACAAGATGGCGGATATCAGTATAATGTTCTTCCTGGAATTTCTAGTGTTCAGGGAGAGGGAATCAATGCTATTTTGGTCCCAGAATCTAATAATGTAAACAGGTTAGAGAGAGTTACTGCGCCAAATGATGTTTTTGGATATCCTTCCGATAATACACTTAAACCAGACGCTTTCATTCCAAGAATTCTTGAGGTTGAAAACTTTGGAACTATTGTTAATGCTAGAGTATCAAATGGAGGCAAATTCTACATTAACGCTCCTGCACTTGTCCTCTATGATAAGAGCACTGGAGAAATTGTAGATAGCGGATTGTTTACCTGCGAATTAAGTGATTCTGCAGTAAATACAGTTTCTATTCCTGTTCCTCCTGTAGGACTAACACAAAATGATTATGGTCTTGCACCAATTAGAAATAGCAATGGAATTAGCATTCTTAGTGTTGAGTCTGACGCTGGATTCTTAACCTGCCGTATTGTTACCCCAATTCTCGGATATACTGATGAACCAATTAGTGTTGGTGATAAAGTATTTGTAGAAGGAATTGAGTTCAATAATGATGGTAGTGGTTTTAACTCGGGAGACTATAAATTTGAACCATTCACTGTCTCAGACTATAATGATGCGACAAACCCAAGACAGGTTACATTCAATCTCAATGGTATCACTACAAATACTGGAACGGGTGCAACTGTCTCCCTTGGGTATGGTCAGATTGTCGCTGCTGGATCTCTTGCCGAGTTTGAAGTAACTAAAGGAAATTCGATATTCATCGATAATGAACCATTTAAGAAAAATAATAATCCAAATGCTGACATATTCTTAGATTTCTCTGATACAAATACTGCAAAGATTATCGTAAGTGGCGCAGAACCAATTAATGTTGGTGATGAGTTAACTGGTAAACTGAGTGGTTCTAAAGCAAAGGTTGTCGGTATTACCGAATTTGATGGTAGATTTGATATTTCTGCATCCGTAAGAACTCTTGTTGGATGGAGAGACAACATTGGATTTATCAATGATACTAATCAGGTTATTCCCGATAACGATTATTATCAAAATCTGTCATACGCTATCGAGAGCACTAAGACTTTTGAAGAGTTAATTACCTATGTAAACGACATCGTTCACCCATCTGGTCTGAAGAACTTTGCAAATACTCAGATTATTTCTGAAGGAAAACCTGGTGATACACTTATCCCAGCAGAAGATGCTGGTGGTTTGGTTCTGGACTTCCTCTCAGATCCGCTTAGAGTAGATGCTATCTACAACTTTGACCTTGGTAGAGATTTTGCTGCTGTTGGTAATGTTTCTAAGTTCATCGAACTCAGAAACACAAGACTTTCTGACTATGTTCTGAATAAGAACAACAGGGTATTGAATATTGATGACATCTCTCCCGAATTTGTAAGTAACGAATCTAATGATTTGAGTGATTATAGAATTGTTGCGACATATCCTTCAGGAAGATTTTTCCAGAGATTCTTAACTCAATCTGTGTATAGAGATGAGAATCCACTTAAAGATCATTACCAACTTAATGAGTTTATCTCGGTAACCTTGGGAGAGGATACTTACTTCTTACAGAAGTTTGAGATCTACAATAATAACCAGATTGGGTTGTCTACTGGATATGTCGTCTTCGATACCGAATATAATCAGGCTACTTCTAAAACAGAACTGTTTGCAAGACCAAATGAACCATTTGATACTGACTATGAGATTAAGTCACTTCAATTTAATTTCTCAGACAGTCTTGGCATTGGATCGACATCTATCGGACATACTGAGTTAATTAGTACCGTTACTAGAGTCGCCGCGGCCAGTTCTCTTGGCGTAACAACTAGTGTATCTGTTCTGGACATGGATGTTGCCACTACTGATGCAGCATTTGTTCAAATGATCGGTATTGGATCTGATCAAATTGACTTCTATGAATATGCAGTAATGCATAATGGAACTGATACTTACCTCACTGAATTAGCAGCATTTAATACTAGACAAAACCTATCTGGTTTGTCTAACCCAAGGTTTATCGGAACCGTTACATCTGGTATTTCTAGTGGTGTATTGAGTCTTAACTTTGAAAATGGTTCTCAGGCAGATGTTGACATTAAGTGTAAGGTTACTGCATACCAAAATAATGATGTAGGTGTTGCAACAGATCTTTACAGATATAAGATTCCATTTACTCCTGACGGAACAGAAAGAAGTGGTAGATTAGAAGTTAATCATTCTTCGGAAGTTGGTATTCAGACTATGGTCGGAATTACTAGCTTCACTGATCTCTCTGCTAAGTCTACTGTTTGGATTAGTGCTGGATCCACGCAATCTATTCATCAGGTTTACTTATTGACTGATCCTGCAAAACAGGAAAACTTTGTCGGTGAGTTTGCATTGGCAGCGATTGGTAGCACTAATGGTATTGGTACATTTGGTGCAGATTATAAAGCAGATGGATCTATTACTATTGAATTCTATCCAGATGCCGAATATAGCACTGGTATTGTTAGCCTTACATCTTATAATGAACTTCTTTATAAGATCCTTGATCCCAATGGATCTATTGAAGGTATTGGCGATCTAACATACGGTTCTGTTATTGAGAATGTCTCGCAGAACCTGTATCTTGGTATTAATAACAGAGATAAGAAATCTTTTGAACTTAAGTATAAGGGAACTCCAATCTATGCTCGTGAGACTAATATCGCTAACCCATCTGAACTTGACAGAGAATTAGGTCAATTTAACTTTAAGCACTTCTTCTCTCCTGGAGAGCAGTTGTCTTATAACCCAGATTCTAACCTTGTTGGTATTGCTGGTTCTGCTCTTGTATATTATACGGGTGTTGGTACAGCATATCTTCCAGAGACTGTCTATGCTATTAAGAATAATAACAATCAATTCCAAATTGCTCTTAATGAGTCTGATGCTCTTCAAGGTATTGCGGTAACATTTGTTGATGGCTCTGGTCAGGGTAACAAGCATAGATTCACGATGAGAAAGCGTGATTCTAAGTCTATTATCGCTATTAGTGGTCTTGTACAAAAACCAATATCTTACACATCCATTAACTACACTCTGGATGTTCCTGTTGCTGGTTTTGCTACTGCCTTTGTTCTCAGTGGTATTTCATCTATTCAGTCTGGAGACCTTCTAAAAATTGAAGATGAGTACTCGATTGTTAGAACTGTTGGTTTTGGTACAACATCCCTTGGACCTATTGTTGG